CTGCACCGACTTCTTCAAAACCTTCTAAGTCTAAATTAACATGACACTCTAACAAAGTATAAACAGATTCGTTCTTACCTGTTTTCTTCGTGCCATCTAACTCACGTTCTTTTTTCTCAAGTTCATTGTCCGGGTCTGCACCTGGAGGTCCTAACTCAATGTCAGCATAAAAACCACTGACTTGTTGTTTTCTTAAATCGTTTTCTGATATTTTAATTTTATGAATAATCGCTTCCGCATCGTCTAATGAGGTAGCCGTGTACGGAACGATTAATTCATCTGCTGGAACAAACTTTGATACAGCTCGTCCCATATTTACATCATAGTAAACTTTTTTAAATGTTGAACCTGCAAGTGGTAAATGAAATAACAT